CAGGCTTACTCTCACGTATTTTACGTGAAGTGTATGTGGCACGTACCAAAGACGACAAAGTCGGCTTAGTCGAATACGATTATAAAAGTAATAAGTTTTCTACCACTAAGAAGATTGTTGCGCAAATGCGTGAAGATGCAGTAAATAAGTCTTCCGCTGATTGGTTATCGAGAAACTTTGAAGATAGACTCTCAAGTATGGGTTTATCTAATCAGCTCGATGACGAAGATAAAAAAGCTTTTGCAGCCATGATCTTGCGTGGTCAGTTTAACGATGCAAGCATGTCTCCTGAGTTTTTTAGTGATGCTAAAAATTACAAGCACGCTAAAAATGATAAACATGCTGAAAAGTTAGCTGGCATCATGAGCAATCACTTCTTAGCAGGTGATGTGGATGAAGATAAAAGAAAATTGATTCAGAAAACTCGGCGCGCTGAGATGTCTGAGTTTGGCAGGTCTGTGGGCACTGAACTCAATGACAGCAGAGCGTTTATTCAAGACCACATCAATGCAGGCAATGCTGAAAAACTCCAAGAAGCTGGATTGCTCAGCCCAGATGGCAAAAGCTTAGACATTGATGAGATTATCAAGTTGGCCATTGCTAATATCGGCACTCGCCACTCAGATATCTTTTTAAAAGAAAACATCAAGCCTATTGATCCAAAGAAAGCTTTGTTTGGTATTCGCAATACCCCAGTGAGTCAATGGACTTACAAGCAAGGCAATAAAGCATCTGATGGTGGGTTTGCACACATTGGCCCTATGGCGCAAGATATCAAAGCCAGTTTTGGTGATGGTGTTGCACCCGGCGGCAAGAAAATTGACATGGGTAACTTGATGGGCGCTAACATGGCAGCCACTCAAGCCCTAGACCAAAAGACACAAAGCATAGGTGACGTATTAAAACAACAAATTGGTATTGTCCATAGTTTGCTTAAATTCACATCTAAGAAAACAGAAGGCGCAGCAGCTGGTGATAAATCTAAACCCATGACGTTTGAGACACGCATGGACAACATTCAAGAAGCGTTGAATCTAATTGCTGCCAATACCAGTATGGGTATCAATCGTGTAGATTTATCTGATCTGATTACCAAAGGCGGTGCTTTGCATACCAAGCTGGGTAACTACTTCAGAACCAATAAAGATACACTGCTTGGAAAAGCCTCTAACTTACTGGGCTCTACCATCGATTTTGGAGCATCTGCTGCTTCTAGTATCTTTGGTATTGGTAAAAGCATTAAAGATCATGGCGTTAAAAATGCTCAGTTGCTAAAAGACAAAGTGTTTTGGCCAGGTTACGAAAAAGGTAAAGAGTTTGTCAATGCCAAAATTCAGTTTGGTAGAGACTTTAAAAATCAAACAGTTGACCTTTATGTGCGTGGTAGTTTACTGCCGCGTTTGACGAAAGCTAAACTCCTAGCTGGTGACTATAGAGATCAAGCCACGGGTGAGATTATTCGTACATTAAAAGACATCAAGGGCGCAGTCATTGATGAAGCAGGTAACGTAGTGCTCACTGTTCAAGACCTGCGTAACTCATTTACTAAGATTCCATTTTCACACCGTATCAAAGAACTCGGTAAAGAGCTTTTCAGTAAACTTAAAGACACTGCTGAAATTGGCTTTAGCTTAGTGCCTAAATTCTACCAGCAAGCATGGGGATTAGGCAAAAAGCTGGTCATTGGTGCACTTAATTTACTCGATGAGCCAAAAGATATTTTTGTGCGTGGTGGTAAAGAGCCTGTTCTTTATAAAACACTAATGGAAGCGGGTCACTACTTTAACAAAAGTGACAGCAGCCGTATTAAACGCCCTGGTGATATCAAAGGCCCGGTCATTGATTCTGAGGGCAATACGGTACTCACCCTCATGCAGTTTAGAAAAGGCTTGGTGGATGTCAAAGGCAATGAGATCAAGTCGGCTGTAGGGCGATTAAAAGATATCACTACAGACACCTTACAAAAAGGTGTGGCCATGATGAAAAACGCTGTCGTAGGTGGTGCAAGCTTAGTGAAATCAGTTGCCACAGACGGTATTGAAGGTGTTAAGAAATTCGCCGGGAACATGAACCTAGGCATTGGCTTAGGTGGAAAGAAATCCAACGAATTGCTCACCAGTATTCGTGACATCTTAGATGCTCGTCTTCCAGGAAAGAAGAAAAAAGCCTTAGGTGATAACGATGGTGACGGTGACCGTGATGGTTCTTGGCAGGACAAGAAACAAAATGAGAAGAAAAAAGAAGATGCAAAAGCCAGAGAGTTAAAGACTATTTCTTACAAGGGTAAAAACATCTTTGACTTTATTCAAGAAAAAGTATCTGGTGCCATTGGTGGTGTCGTTGATACTGTTCTTGGCGCTTTAGGCTTAGGTGGTCTTTTAGGTGGTAAAGGCAAAGGAGCTAATGTACCCAAAGGTGGTAAGCTGCCTGCTGGTGTGGCTGCAGGCGCTAAGAAAAGCTTGTTAGGGCGTATCTTGGGCGGTGGTGCTTCCTTAGTAGGTGGTGCAGTCAAAACCGGTTTAGGCGCTGCTGGTTTGTTAGGTAAAGGCGTATTGGGTCTTGGCAAACTAGGCTGGGGTGGCACTAAACTAGCCGGTAGAGCCTTGCCAGGTATTGGTGTTGCCACTGGTCTAGGATTTGGCGCTAAAGCCTTGTATGATGGTAACTATGGAGAAGCTGCTCTTAATTTAGGATTAGCCGGTGTATCTGGCTTAGGTGTAGGCGGTATGCTTGCAGCTGGTGGCGCTGCTGTAACTGCGTTGGGCAGTGTATTGTTCTCACCCGTGCTCTTAGGTGGTGTGGCCTTAGCTGGCGTGGGATACGGCTCTTATAAAGCTTTTAAATGGGCTACTAAGAAACGCTTCTCAGACCTAAGTCGCTTTAGGATGGTGCAGTACGGTGTAGGTCCTAAAGAAGATGAACTCCACCAAAGGTTTTATGCGCTGGAGAAATTCCTGCAGCCTTTCGTACAAGTTAAAGATGATGATGCACAACTGAGAGAAGGCAAAATTGACATCGACAAGATGCTGTCTATCTTTGATATCGCTCAAGGTGAAGAGCAAGCTGTGGAGAACTTTGGACAATGGTTCCAAGGGCGCTTTAAGCCTGTGTACTTAACTCACATGAGAGCGATTAAAAAGCTAGCCAATAAAGCTGATCTTGATTTAGTTGATGACTTAAAGCCTAGAGAGCAAATTCAATTCATTGACATGGTTGCAATGCCTGATGGTCCTTGGAGCGTCGGTGTTCTTCCATTTAAAACGCAATCTAAGAGTATTATTGGTGCCAGTTTTATTGCTAAAGCAGCCCAGGAGCTCAGAGCTAAGATTGCTGCTGGCATCAAGCCAGGGCATGAAGGCAATGAACCACAAAGCTTCTTAGGCAAACTCTTTAAGCCTAACAAAATTGACGGTATTGTTGATAACGTTAAACTAGGTGCAAATGAGACCAAAATAAGCACTGAAATTGCCAAAGCCATGCGTGCCGATATGGTCATGAAAGGCTCAGTTGCTGGCATCAGTGTAGGTTCAGAGAAAACATCAACATGGTTCTTTGGCGCGCCCATTAAAGCGTTTGAAGCTGTAAGGCTCAAAGCTTATGGACTAGAAAAAACCGATCAAGGCTTAGTTGCTTCTCTTCGTTGGTTGGAAGTGGTCTGTCAAGATCAGTTGATGAAAAAACCTGATAAAACTGTGGTGTGGAATGGTGATGCTAAGGAAATGCTTACCAAAGCCAGAAAGTACTTTGGCTTTGGTGAAGACAACGCTGCTCAAGAGAAAAACTGGATCAGCTGGTTTATTAAACGGTTCTTACCCGTATACACCACCTACATTGCTAGAATTGCTGAAGTTACAAACTCCGATAACTTAAAGAACGCTATTAAAATTTTCAATCCTGAGAGTTTTGAAGCAGCCACAGTAAGTGAACATTTAGTCGGTATGTCTAGTGTTTGGAATGTGTCTACTTCTCCATGGGAAGGCGTAACACTTTTAACAGATACAACTAAGACAAAAGAAAACATTGATTTCATTAAGAAAGCTGCAAAAGACAAAGAGCTATTAGAGCAAAAACTCAAAGAGAGTCAAGCTACTAAAAACAAGCCTGGTGAGCCCACGCAGAAAGTGAAAACTGCTGAAGAAGCCCAGGTCGATGCGATGAAAAAATCCATCGAACAAGGCAAGAAACGACAAGCTGCAATTGATGCTGCGCGTGAAGGCTCCTCTGGCAGTAGTGCAGCTGCATACTCTGAAGAAGGTGAACCAGATCAAAAGCCAAGCACTACATCAACTCCAGAAGTTAAGAAGTCTGAAGTCACTAAAGGCTCATCTACCAGTGCAGCGCCTGCTATTGCTAAAGGTGAGCTGACCAATGGCTCTGGTGCTAATCAATACTTGACTGGTCCTGGAGTTAAAAATCTCCAAGGTGTTCGTCCAGAATTCTTAAAGCTCTTTATGGGAGCTGTACAAGAGTATGGTGAAAAAACTGGTAAGAAAATTACCATTAATTCAGGCTTTAGAAGCTACGAGCAGCAAGCAGCTTTAAAGAAAAAGTATGGCAATAGAGCAGCCAGTCCAGGTAAATCTCTACATGAGTTTGGAATGGCAATCGATATTGAATCCGCAGATGCTAACGCTATGGAAAAGTTAGGTCTGATGAAAAAGTATGGTCTAACTCGTCCAGTGGGTCAAGAGCCTTGGCATATTGAACCAGCTGGTATTCAAGACAGTTTGAATCAAGTGAGAAAAGACCTCAGTTTTGCTGACACCAAAATTGCCTCTGGTGTGGGCAGGGGCGGTGGTGGTTTTGGCACACAACCCAATGCTGCAAAGTATGGGCGCAATCCAGAGCTGGCTAAATATTTGCTTGGTTTGAGTCCAGATGCTGGTAAAGCTGTTGCTGAATATAAAACTGAAAGCACTACAGCAGCTGCTTCAGGAACACCTAAAGCCATTGCTAATGAAGCCATTGATAAAGCTAAATCTTCATCAGCAGCTGCAGTATCGCCTACTAAAGCAGGCGGTGGCTATGGCGGTAAAGTAGCTACAGTTGCAGCAGACCAAGAAACGCCTTCTAGCGGCTCTTCAGTCTCTGGAGGTGCTAGCACTAGTGAAGCCATCAATCAAGGCTCTAAGGGCGGTTTAAACGCTTCTGAGGGGCAATCTACTATAAGGAATTTGTTAGATCAGATTTCTAAGGGAGAAGGCACTTCAGATGAGAATGCAAAACGCAAAGGTTTTGCTTCTGGCTATGACGTGCCGCTTGGGTTTGGTAAGTTTGGTATGCCTGAAAAACCAATTACCCAAATGACCTTAGGTGAATTGAAAGCCTATCAACAACAGGTGAGAAAAGCCTCTGGTAAGATGAACTCTTCTGCCATGGGTAAATATCAGATTGTGGGCACTACTTTGAGTGAATTGCAAGAGCAATTGAAACTGCCTGACTCTGCTAAATTTACGCCAGAGCTGCAAGATAAGATGGCTATGATGCTGCTCAAGCGACGTGGCTTAGATAAATTTACATCCGGTAAAATGTCTGGTAATCAATTCCAAGCCAGTCTTTATAAAGAGTGGGCATCTATTGCTCACCCAGATACCGGTAAAGCGTTACAACATACAGGTACGTCTGACTCTGACATTAAGTCAGCATTAGCTGGACTCAAAGGTGGTGAAGCTTCATCTTCAGTGGTGAATACTTCTTTCACTCCTACCAGCAATAAAAACGTTACCAACAATACACCAGTGGAGAGCAGAGCCGCTAAGAGTAGAGAAGAAGTAGCCGCTGTAATGGCGCCTATCAATCCAGCTCCAAGGCAAGCTCCAATTATTCAACCACAAATTAAGAAAACTAATGAAGATATCACAGCTTCTGTGAAATCAGTAGAGAGTATCTTGACTGAGTCTTTATCAGTACAAAAGAAAATGTTGCAAGCACTAGAAGGTTTTGCTAGTAAGGCAGGTGCCACTCAAAAAGCTGAACCAAAACTAGTCAATGAACCAACTACAGACATCATCAAAAACAGTAAACAAAAACCAGTACCAGTTTCCATGCGAAACGCAGTGACTACTTGATAAAAAAAAAATCAAGGGCATAGCTCCCCTAGTACCCGTTATAGGTACTAGGGGAGTATATGTCCGCTAAAATTAACGTCTGTCGGTTCCTTTAACAAATATGTCAATTAACCCTAAAGGCGTTTTCTCATGGATAATACCTGCCCAGCGAGCAGGAGAAGTCCAAGCTTCTAAGCTACGCCACTTGACCAGCAAGTTATCCCTTAGTTTTCTAGTAGGATAAATAGACTGACCTAACGTGGCTGCTGCCAATACGTGTAAGTAATCAGTGTAAACTGTGTCCTCATCCATGATGCCTTTTAATGGGTTTAGGGAAAACCCACTGGTTAAAGGCATGTGCATGACTGAAGATAAATCTGCCACCGTAAACGTGACATCCACTGACATGAAGTTTTTGTTTTTACTAAAACCTAAGTTGGTAGTGCCTCTTACAAATGAGAGAGAATCAATAATACCCAAACGAGTCTGAGCTTTACCTTGATCATACAACTCAAGTAAGAACGGTGATGTGTAAGATTGTTTACCAGTAGACAGCGGTAAGGCGGCAGCCAGTATCATACACATGGGAATGTAGATGTTGATCATCTGGCTGATGGGGTTACCATAGGGTGAGACCAACTGCATAGAGTAGCTCATCTTAGGCATATTGGCTGATGAGTTATCCCAGTGCTTAGGAATATCTACAAAAGCAGCGCCTGCTAGACTCATCAAGCCACTCATGTGTGCCCAATCCAGCGCACCTTCGACAATGCCCTTAGCAGCTTGCAATGCTTGGTCCACACCAAAAATACCAGTATTGCCCCCACTGGTGGAGAACATGGCTGACTTTGCACTGGCTGAGATGGAGTTAAACTTCTGAGAAATATCAGACTCTACCGTTGTGTTTGAAAATGATTCATCCACTGCACCAGTTGAATCTACTCTAAACGTTGCAAACTGCGCACCATCCATGAACTCAGCTTCCAAGTGATCCATAAAGTCACTGGGAGGAGACCCTGGTGTAGTATCGGTTGGATTCAAAGGTGTACGTACTTCGCGCTCCATAGTGTCTTTGCCTGGCTCAGCCCTGCCTAACTTGGAGCTAAACCATGCTTCAGAAGCTTCTTTTAAACTCCTACCTGGTGGCACAGCAAAGATACTCGCGTTTTCTGACCCAATGCTTTTAGCGTACGCAGTCAGCTGATCAGCCGTCATTCCTTTGGTCGCTTGACTGATGGCGGTTTCTGCTACGTTTCTAATGCGCTGACCTCTATTAGCAATTGAGTAGACATCAATAAAGTTACTCTCTTGAAAGAAGTTAGGTAAAATCCTTCTTAATTGCGCCATCACATCGCTATCGACTAATCCACCGCCTTCAGCAGGAATAGACTGATCTGCATTAAATGGAAAGATTTGTTTATACACTAGTAGCTGGTTCAGCATCGTAGTCACTGCTGTCCAATAGTTGGTCATTGTAGGACGCAGATAATAATACTTACTAGCTGGCTTTTTTGCAAAAAAGCGATAAGCTGAGCCAACAGCATGCGCTGCCATCAGGGGCCAAAAGATAATATTCAAAACAAAACCCACAGGCTTCATGAGCATGTATGTAAAGTCTTGAATCAATGAGCCTGATCTAGACAGCCTAGCTGTATCATTATCGTAGAAACTGGTAAAGAAGTTAATGAATGAATTATACTCAGGAATACCAAAGCGCATATGGATGGTTTGGTGAGTATCATCAATGGCTTCGCTGTAGTAGTGACCCATGCCGATGTTGCCCTTAAAGTTCATAAGGGTTTGGTCTTCCCGGCCTGGCAGCAAACCCTTCGATCTTGGATCAGCATAGCGTGTAAACTGTGGTCTTGGGTTGATCACAAAGTTACCACCAATGGTGGTGTCTTGAAACTTCTTATCTGCTGTGGTATAAAACCTAGTAAGTAAGTCATCTGGATCGTACTCAATACCTTTAGAGATCATGGATTCTTTAACCCATGATGAATCCAGCACAGCATCAGCTCTATCGGTTTTAATAATCGATCTGTCTGATAAAATCCTGTCTATTCTCTGATCAATGGTTGGTTTATCAAGCTCTAACGTAGAGCCTTCATAATCGTTAGCCATATTTTACTTACATCTTTTAAGCTGTTAAACTATAGAATTTTTACTGTGTATAAGCGCATGGATCAATTGCTTTATCTAAGCCGTCATACCACTCGCTGAAGTCACGTTTTAGACAGCTGTCTACATTGTCTTCTTTATACAAAGGAGACAACAGTAAAAACTGATCGTTATCAAAGTTAAGGTTTACTGCACCGGCTTGTATTTCATTGCCTGCTAAACCCACACTGTTGCCAGAAGCCGTAAAGTCAAGATCAACGGCTTGTACAGACGATATATCTAAAGCAGTCGTTACACCATTGTTTTCAGTAGACCTTAGTGCTGCACTGACCGCTTTAGCAGCAGAGGAATCAAATGCGTTGCTCTCAGGATAGATGCGTTGATAATTACTTAAGTAGTTATTGGGGTGTTGCAGCTCATTCATCTGTGATCGAATCAAATCACAGAAAAACAAGTTACCCCCTACTTGAGCTGCATTGATCACTTCTGAACCACCGCGCTTGTATTTCATCCAATTGGGATCAACCCTATCAAAACCTTCTCTCACACTTTGGTAATACTTGGTGTATTCTTGCTGTGCGAGTTTCTCTGGTCTTTGTGCATTGGTAATGACTGAGCCCAATAAATCAGGTGCGATGGTACGCATCTCAGGCGCTACTGTGGTGCTGGCAATGTTAACCACTGCTCTTAGATCACCTTGAATGGCCGCACGCTGCAGCAGTGGTTTAGCTGCTTCTACTAAGATATGCTTATCGTTAATAGAAGGCGCTAGCTGTCCAAATACATTAGGCATTCCCAGTTGGTTGCCAAGGTGAGAAACTGAAGATACCAAAGCAGCTGTGCCACCTCGGTTGATTATGGTGGGAATTTCAGTAGCACCAGTGAGTGCAGCTACAATTTGAGTGATGGGCCCTACCGCCTGGTTGTTCATGCCTTGGGTAATAGGTGAGATGGCGTCACCTACTTTAATAACCATGTTGTTATTAATAGCGTTTTGATTAAAACCACCACCCATGTAAGGATGATACTCACCTGGGATATCGTTGATGGCAGAAAACACATCCAAGTTGCCACCACTTAAACTTCGAGTGATGGACTCTAAGGATACTGGGCCATTTTTAGAGTCAAATGAATTAAACAAATTCATGGCTCTGTTTGGTGAAAATATACCAGAAGCAATAGATGATGCTGCTCCCAGATCACCACCTAACACACCACCTAGACCACCGGTCACAGAATACTCTAGTCCTTTGATGGTAGAGGTAAGTGCTCTGACTTGGCCCATACCTTGGTTGACGCCTGCTACAATGGAGCTTAAACCACCCATATTGGCAAAACTAGATAAAAGACTGCCTTTTAAATCTAAGCCTCTACCCATATTGCCTAAATTACCTAAGCCAGCCATATTACCTAGATTACCGAGCACCCCAGTCAATCCACCATTTGCCATATTCTTTACAGCATTTAAAGTGGAGTTAACCATACCTACTGCTTGGTTAATCTTTCCTAAAAGAGCAGCAGGATTTAAACCAGAGATGAAATCCATGATGGATGCATTTTCTGGATTTTTATCTTGATAGCTGTTGACTACCGCTGAACTGGATGATTTATAAACGTCTTTTACCAGCAGCTCATCTTCTGGTCCAGCTTCGTATGTTGTTTTACAAAGTTCTTTTGACATCGCTAAAGAGCCTTTTTTAACCTAAAAAAATAAAGGCGGACATAGCCACCCACAGCCCAGACCCAAAGAAACCCATAGTTAAAGGGGTTTCTCTGAGTTGGACTATAGGCGTACACTATGCTTTCTTTATATGAAGAAAATTTTTATCTTTTTGTCTAAAGCACTAAGTTGCGAAAATACTTCTTATACCGCTTTATCAAAGAGTCCATAGCATTGCTAGTGGGACTCTTTGATTAAGACATCAATCACACTGGATCGTCAATCTTAGGCTCTTGAGGAGCTTCAGGCATTGATTCGACTGGTGTCTCTTGGTTAACGGTGAGATTTGTCTCATTGAGATTGTCACCACGAATTACGGGTTCAGTCTCAAGATAAGGTTGTTGTTTTTCTTCCTCAGCTTGTTTAGCTTCAGTGATTTCAGTGTTGGTCATTTCATAAATAGAATTGACCGCTTTGTTAGCTTTATTCAACTTTTGGGCAAGCTGAGCTTTCTCTCGTTTTTCCCGCTCTTGTTTTTGCCTTTGCTCTTTAGCTTGCTCTCTGGCCATATAAAGGCTCTCACGCGTAGGCATGGTGGTGATCAAAGGTGCGTAGTGCTCCTTGATACGAGTGCGCATACGTTCGCCATAGGCTGCGCCTGATTCGTTGTCTTGAAGCTTAAAGAAGTTATCAAACGTATCTTTAAACAGCTTATGGAAAGCTGGATAGGGCAGGTTTCTCTTTAGCGCTGTACGAATCAATTCCAAAGTTTGTACCAGTATATCCGATGTGATCATGCGAATGCGCATACCGGACTCACCAATGATGTACATATCAAATGGAATGGTGCTGTTTTTCACATCTTTAGCTAGCAGATCATGCGAGCGAATTTGCTGCCAATATGCGTCAGCCACTGCCAGGTGATAAAAATTGTCAAAATAGTCATGCCGTGTAGGTGGTGGCATGTTAAGGCGGCGCATGTGAATGCTGGCAATATGCCCTGGCATGGTACGAAATGAATCGTCTTCTGTTCGGAAGTACCCCATGAAACCAGCTAACGAATTAAAGTGTCCAGCTACTTCATGAGAGAACGGCAACTTTGCTTGGGATGAGAGAGATTGTCCCAGCTCAGTGACACCATTATAAGAGCAGTTGATATGATCAACACCATCTTCGCCGATGGTGCGCAGCGGCTTTAGGAAAGGAGCAGGAGCAAATGTATAGCCCCGTTTTTGAAACTTAGGCTTATAGCCGCGATAGTTTTTACCGAGTGCATCATTCATTTTATCGGTAAAGTCGCGGTTATCACGAGTAGAATGGTCACGTTGCATGATGATGAAATCCTAAAAAGGAGTAAAAGCTTTAGATAGTGTTTGTTGACAAATCTATGTTTATAGAGTCGATTAACTCTTTTTGACTGGCTCAGTATTGACTGCTTTCCAAAGTGTGATGATATCTACGTAGTGTAGGTTTATCAACAACAGTGGAATGTTCCAGTCATAGAACGTGAGCACTTTGGTGCGAAACTCTTTAGAAGTCACGTAGGCTTTATTGAACTGATTTTGAGCATCACTCAAAGCTTCGCTGCTTACAGCGCCAGGATCGATTGACTCTGCTGTGTCGCTGTCGAACCCCACATCAGACAACATGTCAATCATATCTGCTTGATCAATACAACGCTTTTTCAAATTGTAGCGCAGATGACTCAACAGTGTATAGATCGTATCTCTGAGAGAAGCAGTCCCAAAGATTGTTTTGTCAAGATTGTTTTGAGTTACATCAGAGAAAAACAAATACAGCAAAGGTGATCTTGCAATTACAAATAGCTGATTAATTTCCAGCTCTTTTTTCTCCATGACAGCAATTGTAAAGAGCGTTTGAAAGCTCTCTAATACTGCTTCGTCAATGTCCTCAGGGCGAATCTGAGGGAGAGTCAAAGTAGTGGTTGTAACATCTGTATTTGATACAGGTCTGATAAACTGCTGGTAATTGTTCTTTATTCCAATCATGAGTTATTCCTCATCGTTGTCTTCTTCAGAAAAGAAGATAGGCCCGGTGTTGACTGTTTCACTCACCTCAGCAATAACCTTGACACCTTCTTTGTCGTAAATACGAACAGAGATGTCAAACTTAGGTGATTCAAGAAAACGCGTAGCTTTTCCAAAGACAACCATGCTCATAGTGCTTTTGAGTAACTCTTTATGTAAGTTACCACGAGCGCCTGCAATAGAGTCTTTGTCTTGACTGATAGCGTTTCTTGGGTCTTTCAAGTACTGCAGAACAAGTGTATTCCACTTTTCCATTAGTAGCTTGTTTTCGTGCTCCTTAGAAAAAGACAAAGCCATCTTTTGCTTTAGGAGATTTACAAACATTTTGCTGAGCAAACCACGAAGGCTGCTCACTGGAGCATTGTCAATCTCCAGTATGCGTTTTGGTACGCTCTGTCCACGCTTTGATTTATAAGTCATGGCGTATGAAAGGCTTAAATGAAGTGTGATGAAATGTGTGAGCTAGGTACTGCTTATACCCACGCTGTACTTATTGCGTTTACGTACTGTATTTTTTCTGTATCTCTAAGAGATAATCTACGTACAACGCTATGATATTCAGATTGTAATCAATCGATGTTTTATTTCTAACGTAACGAGATTGCACAATTGGCAAATCGTAGTTCTTTGGTGTGTTTTGATAGTACTGTAGTACTTTGGTGATTTGTTCTATACTCTCTTGTGTAGTGTGCTCCATTGAAATTAATGTTTGATCTTCACTTTGGAAGAACTTATAAGCAGGATACTCATTGAAGTTAAATTGCGAGAATATGTTATCTGCAATTTCATTTTGTTCAATGACACGATTTAGCTGCTTGAGCAAACTATTGAATTGATCTGCAGTAGGTGCAAACGCTGGCACCTCTTCTGTTATCTTGTAGATATTGATTGTGCTTATCTTCTTTGGATCAATCAAGCTAAGAGTGAGCATTACCCTGTTTAAAGGTAGCATGCTTTCAGTGATTTTATCGTAAGAATGATAAACAGCTTTTGTCCAAATCTTTTTAAACCATTTCATACGCCTCTTTGGTTAGCCCATTGATAATAGAAATACCTATGAAACTTTTCATGCTACCTAAGGCATGAATTCAAAATATCAGTTAGTGCTGTATAAAAAGCACACAAGAGCTGATTAGCTGCTGGCAGTCTCTAGAGTATGATATATTGCCAAAATTAATTAGCTTGTAATTACATTCATTTCCCATAAAGAGTACTACCTATGTCTAACACTAATGAAGAAGGCCTGGTACCTTCTCTTTCCCAAGAAGACGAAGACCTGAAATACACCCGAGAGCTTCGTAAAACCATTATCGAAGGTTTTAAAGAAAAAGGCATTCTCACTAAAGACACCAAAGAGCTGATGGTGATCTCTGGCTTGCTTGCTGATATCGACCGCACAGCCATGCAGTCTAAGAAGATCAAGTCAGATGAGAAAGCTGCTAAAAACAATGGCGAATCTGCTGCACTCATTGCAGAGATGCTCTCTAAGATCAGTGGTGTAACCATGAGTAAATCCGCTTCTAATCAATCGGCTGAAGCACCAGTGATGCCATCAGACCAAGCAGCTATTGAAATTACACCTGGTCTTTTAGATCAAAACGCTGGTAATACTACTTACAGTGAATTCATCAAACAGATGAATGAGAAGAAGTCTGAACTTGATGAAGAGTGAGAATTTTAACGACATATTTAGAGTACTAGGGATTAGTTTCCCTAGTACTCTAGTATGCCCGCTATTTTTCACTTTAGGGTTTTATACTCTTGATTAATTTCTTCGATGATTTCTTTTGGTAGCACTGCGTTGTAGTAATTCAAGTCAATGGTGTTTAAACCAATGACTGGAGAAGCAGCTTTTTCTAGTGCTCTAAAAGGATGTGGTGCATCGCGCATCATAACAGTCAGCTCACTTTCAGTAGGTGCTTTATTAAAGTACAACTTTGGCACAAACAAAGTAACATCAGGAATCTGACACTTTCTAAACATGTCATTTTGCGTATGTACTTCTAGCCACTCTTCATAATCGTACTTTATAATCAATGCAATATTGGCTCTACAAAAGGGAAGTGTAAACTGAGCATTACTCCAGTTGACAATGTTCACATTGACCAGTTTACCACAGAGATTAGCTAAAGGCTCTAGCATCTTAGTGGCAGTTATCTTATCGATTTTATACGGGTAGATGTTTAAGTAAACGTTGATGTCTTCTTTAAAAGGAGATGTGCTCATGCCCTCTAGCGTTGAGGTGATGAAGTTTTGCATAATCTCTGGAATACGTGTGACAATGGCTCTGTCCAGTATTTCCAAGCCTCTTGTATCATAGAGTTTTCTAAACTGCTCTTTGCTGACAAAAGGAAACACATCTTCTTTTCTCTCAAAGTAGCCTTTAGCAATAGCCAGCTTAGCTACCTTAGGATCGATATAATCGAGAGAAGCCAGTCTAGTATCGTAGAGACTATCTAGCTCCAAATACAATCCATTGTTCTTAACTTCTTGAGTATTGATCATAAAGTATTACAATGTCGTTTTTAAATGCGCTGCAGTCAAAAAGATTTTTAATGCCTGTGTTGATTCTACGCCTGAAGCATAAGGAGCCACTGCTTTCATAGAAGTAGCTCCATCACGAGAGATGAGTTTGTTCATGGCGTTATACCCGCCCACATCACCACCACGGTATTTCATCAGCTCTAAAAGACAATTGTCCAAACCCATGGAGCGCATAATCTGCACTTCATTGTAAGAGATTTTAGATGCTCTTGAGTCTCCAGTAGGCTGACCAGTTAATTGGTCCGTATTGCGGTTGTTCTCAGGCACTGAAATCTTCTTAGTAAGTAGCTGAGCTTGCCTGCGCACTGGCAGCTCAATAACCATATAAGGGTTATTGGAGAGATAAGGCGCTTGCTTTGGATCACCCGAATGAATCCAGATTCTCTCAAAGAAATTATGCCCTAATTTTTCTGCAATCTTTAAATTACGCTCAGTATTAAGACTGGGCTTGATGAAGTTAGGCGCGTAAATCACAGGCCTGTCTTCACCACCGGCATAGCTCATCATGAGTTTATGAAAAGCCTCATCGCTCATTTGGCTAAAGAGCTTTTCATAGATTTCTTTGTTACCACCGCCAGGCAGTATCTCTTCGATCATTTCAATAAGAAAAGCCTCAGCTGCTTTTCTGTTCTTTTGATTATCTGCCATAGCTTTTAAATTGAATTAAAGCGCTTTGGGTAGGCGGTGGACAATAGCAGTCGGTAGAATCACTTCTTTAAATAAGTGTAACCAATGCTTAGCATCGCCTGTGTCCAGCAATACAAAGCGCTCTCGTTGTGTATCCACTTCGAGTGCTAATAGCTGGTGCATCCAAAACTTGTTGAGTAAAAAGCGCTGTGCATTTTCGCAAACAGGAGAAGCATCGATAATGGTTTTGTCATTATCGAAACACTCTTGTACGCATTGTGCAAGACCTGCACCAATGAGTGCTTCTCGCACAGCAGCCACCATATCGATTTGGCCTTCTGGTCGAGGATCAGTAAACATCGCCAATTCAGGCGAGCCTGCAGGGGCGTTGAGCCATGAGCTCATCACGCGTTGTGCAAAAGTAGGTTGTTCCATGATAATAAAGAAATAAAAAGGGTTAAATAAAAGTTATTTAGGAAGATACTGCTTTTTGATTTTAGTAAAGTCTTTATCATCCAACCAATAAGGATGATAGTTTCCTTCGTACATCTCTAGCAAATCTTTGGTTGATAGAAAAGGAGTGGGGTGCTGATCATTGTTGATTGTCCACCATCCACGCGTAGCCAGTAAGATATTCCAGTCATAGCCTTTTTCTTTGAGCTTTTCATAAAGCTCTTTTGGTGTAGGCATATTTTCGATGCGATGAAACAACTTCATCTGTAGCATCTCAGCGGTAATGTTGAGCGCTCTACGCAGCATAGCATCTTCTTCGATCTTAGAGCGTACAGTAGTGCGCTGCAGCTTGCAGTCTGGATACAGGTCTAGTGCATAGTGCTGTAGCGTGCCTGAGATACCGTAACGATCAGCTTCTTTTAAGAAATGAAACTCAGTCAAACCAGGTAAAATACCAGTCAACTGAGAGACAACCAAGTTGATCACAATGCCTGACATACCAGATTTACCGCGCAGCAGTCTGAGAGACACCAGCATCAAGTCAGTATCACCTGAAATGGGGTCTGCACCTTTGGTAGGATACTCAGCTGCTTTGGTAGACTGGTTAATCAAAGGAGATGCGTTATAAGAATGCCAGCAGTTGTTGGTTGCAAACAAAAACTTATCAGTAGTGCCCTTGATCTTATCGCCATGTTTTAGGAACTGCAGCTTCTTAGTTGGTGGTGGTGCCATGGGGCCTTGCTGCATGGCAGGGCCTTCCTTACCTAGCTGTCCTACCAAACCAATGTAATGGTAAGCTCCACCTACCAAAGCAGGCAACTCCATTAAAAAACGGGTCTTCACCAAACCAGCGCGCATGTGAAAAGTATTAGCACCTGATTCACCCAACTCATTGTCATCAAGAAGTTTCTTTTCTGAATCTGTTTTGAATTCAGTTAAAGAGTCTACCTCACCAAAGGTAGGCACTAGCATCTTCATGAGTTTGCCATCACGGTCAATAAACGGTGAATCGACTTCCAGCTCTTTTTTATTCTTAGTGGTTTTATCTTTCAGAAAGTCTTTAAAGATTTCAAACCACTTGTTGGCATCATAGATGGTGGCATCTGTGAGCGTCCAAAGTTGCTCATCAAAGAGGTTCTTGCCTTTGAATTCTTCAAACCCCTCAGTTAACCGAAGAAGACCAGCTTCATGGGTATTGATCTCTGTGTCGTACGTTGAGAGGTTAGTCTTAAACATAGGCACAATGCGAGACAGTGCGGACAAGAGCATGTAATGCAAAACAGTGGATTTAAAGTTGTTACCAATGCCCACCATACCAGTGACCGCACCTAAACCACCGTTGAGAATATTTTCTCCATGAATACCTTTGTGCCACAATCCAGTCGGAATATCCAAGAGCGCGCCAATGTTAATCATTGCTCGCACTACTGGAGAAGGCGTAAAACCAGGAACTAACAACATATAAAAAACCTATTTGGTTATAAAGAGAAATTTTGTTTTAAGTATCTAGAGTTTATTCATTACTATGAATTGACACTGACACTGCAAATAATAACATATGGCAGTATATTTTTGTTTTAAATCCTATAGCCCGGCAATCCTTAGCTGGAGTAGTCTTTTTCACTAATACTCTTTTTTAAAAGAAAAGTATAAACTTATCATAATTTATAAAAGCGCCATTACGGATAATTACGCATTGCGAGCAGTAGCCCTAGAGTCTAACTTTATCAGCAATGGCGTAAAGTCTATCGTTTCTTTCTTTCCTTCTTTGCTTAAATCGGTGAGCAAAGGTTTTGCTAAAGCTGAAGATGTCAAGCAGTTTGTTCCTGCTCAAGCAGATAATAACTTAGAGCGGCTGAACAAAACAGAGCAAGCCATTGCTGATGCTTTGATCTGGATGCCTTATGATGACATTGCAATGCTTCGCTTGCCTGTGCCTGAAGGCTTTACAGGTAACTACTGTAAATACTTTGCTCAACTGCTGGAGATGTTTTCTTATCATGAGCAAACAGCACTGCCAGCCATTGAGGAGTACTATATCAGTATTGCAGCTATTATCACCAACAAAGACGCTAAGCTGTCTTTGAAGGATAATACAATCAAATACAAAGCACTGTCTAAATCACGCGAAGAAAACAACAAAGAAATTGCCAAGCACTTTAATGCTTCTAGCATTGCGGAATACGCTTATGGTAAACTGTTTTTAAATAACCAAGAAGTCACGCAAGCATTCAAACTCATGCATCAGCTTGAGCGTACACTGATTTCTACGAAAGTAGCCAGTGTCACTGATCAAGTAGTTAAGATCACCAATGCCTTGCAAACATTGATCTCTATGGCAGAAAACGGCACAATTGAGAACCTTTCTCCAGCGCAACTTAAGAACCTCTCAGAAGGTGCTTATGAAATTGCAGCGCAAGTAGAATTCTTTGCTATTAATTACTACCGCGCACAGGTAGCTATCAATAGTCTCAAGGATGCCACTCAGAAGCTCACCAAGCGCTTAGAAGACTAAAGACTAGCGGACATAGCAGCCACCCAGGGAAAGCTCCCTGAGTGGCTGTATATGCCGTTTAAATGCATCTTTATTAATGTGCTACTATCTCTGGATTATTTTTACTCTTCATTTGATCCATACAAAGAAACAATCGATAGATGTCTCGTCTCATCATCTCTTTGCTTTGATAGCGTAGCCACTCAGGCATATAGTCAATCAAGCGATTGGCCATAATACGAGTTTGACTGCGCTGCAAGCCTGACATACTGAGACTGTCGCTCGAATGCTTTTGATCTCCAATAACCTTGATATCATCCATGTTGAATTTACCCCATATGACAGAGTTAATTCGCATAGGAAGCTTTAGAGCCTGTGGATCAGAAGATAACATTAAAACTTCATTGAGCTTTTCCAGCATTTCTTGATCAGGATTTTTTACATTCCGAACATATGCAGCTAATGAAGATAAAAACACCAGCCGCTTAATAGCGGTGGGTAGAATTTTTTTTAGTAACCAACGAATAGGGTGGAGTGTCATTTATAAGGGTCTTTTCATTAAAAATTCAGTACTGAAGGAAATATTTCTAGGTCTGTTTCTTTTTATTAATCTGGGTTGACCGCTTGTAAAATAATCATATTGCTATAAACACCTGACCAAATGCTAGATGCATCATCACACTCAATAATAATGCTGTATCTAGCGATCATGTCACTTTCTGTCCACACTACAAGCACTATCTTAGGATTCATGGTCTCTAAGTGCTTGAATGTATTTCTGTCTGGACAATCAATGGTCATAGCCAGTGGAATACTGATGTTTTTACCATTGTAATCAACACTGATTGGATGAGACTTATAGCCCATAACAAATTCTGGCCTTAGTTTGAAAGAAGTCTTAAACTCTTTCTTTACTGCTTTGGTCTCTTGTGTATAAAAACTGTCTGTGATGTCATAGTACGTGTTATGTCTGGTATCTCCATTTTGATAGTCTACCAATTTTTGTTTCATAACAGTCAGAGCATCAAACACTCTGGCAGATAGCTTGAGTGGCTTTTGCTCTCGCGTAATGGGCTCAGCGTTTTCATCGTCAGTGCTGTAACTCTTGTTTAAAGCATCAACGAAAAATAAGTCAAGCCGCCGTGGATTCACACGAATAAGAGTTTTATCTCCATAGTCATGTAAATCAGCTAGTCTTTCTTTGTGAAACAAAGCAGCTAGCTTCACCACCACTACAGCATCGTTAGAGCCTGATAGATTCGATTGAAAGTTTTTAATAAGCTCTAGTGTTGTATCAGGCTTTTTAAGTTGCACGATACTGTAGCCACCATTGGCATCTCGTTTGCCAAGAAAGTCTTCATCTTTTCCAATATTACCAAAATAGTACTCACCCTTAATGTGAGAGTCACGAATGGTTCTAAAATACATCCAGGGCTTAGATGCCAGTGGATGCCTTGGTTCAATATCTTTTCTATTCCAATAAGTATTGGGATCGTACTCTTTGATGCTGATTTCTTTGATTTCAGCTTGTGATGTAATCCGTCCAATGTTAGCTAGCTTATCGGCTCTTTCATTACCAGGATGTCCTACGTGACCTTTGACCCAATCAATCTTTAGCTTGATACCAGCATCTTTTAATGCCTGACCAGCTTCATGCATTGATTTCCAATGCTCTTGATTAGATACTGGTTGACCTTCAGAGTTTTTCCAGTCATTATGAATCCACTTAGGCAGCCAATTGGTATAACCTTTTTGGACATATTCGCTATCGGTTTTGATTAATAAATCTCTTATAGGATTTCTAAGAGCTAGTCGCATAGCCTCTGTGGCACCACGTATCTCAGCTGCATTGTTAGTAGCTTGACCAATCCAAGAGCCAAATCCATCAAAGATAGTTATAGGACAAACGCTTTCATGTGTTTGCCCTTTTTCTTTTGCTTTATAACCCGTTGGACTCAAGTAGTGAGTTGTAGAGCCGTAGACCTTTTTGCTATCATTTGGTTTATATGTGTAGCCGTGAAAACCATAGCCAATATAGCCAGGGTTGGGTCTACATGAGCCATCAGAGTAAACCACCATGGAATGCTTTTGATCTGTAGTGTTTGGATCACTCATGATTGAAAACTTATGCTTTGCTGGTTAAATGAAAAGATTATCGTTTACTTAGGAGCGTCAATTGGTTTTTTCTTAACAATATCTACAGCACGCACGGCAGGTGCGTCATCTTGAGAGACATTAGTTTTGTCTTTCGCATCTGTAGTTTTATTGTCTGACGCTTTCTTGGTACTCGAATTATTTGTCTTTCCAATATTTAATTCTTTTTGAATATCTAGCTTATCAGGTAAAGTCTTTCCACTCAAATCGGCATCTGTAGGCAAAATCATTTTAGGAAAACGATCAATATCTTTTTCAATGATACCAACTAAGATTTGATTTAAGATGAGTGCTTTTTGATAATTATCACGCATGTTGTTATAGTTTTCTAGCTTACCCGAGAGTCTATATGTCGTGACAGTAGGATGATAGACTTTCTTAACCAAGTAATAGTTAGTCAGCAGAGAAAAAGCGATGATTGAGTACCCAATCATTCTGGGTAATACAGCAAGAAATTTATTGCTTTTATCGGTTTTCTTTACTTTGAAAATTTCCATTAAAAATGGAATAATCGTATCGAGTAGTTGAATCATGTGTAAGACGCTTTCTAAGGAATATGTCTCGTCTCCATTTTAAAAACCCTAGAGTTTTTATTATTTTCTTTATTGTTTTATAAGAGTAAATACAATCATGTTGACTATCAAAGGTTTTTGTGCTCGGGCAAGACAAGCTGACAACACCCCTGGAGTGACCGCCGTATTTGGCGAGCTTTCCACTTATGTCAGAACTTTTTCTAAAGACATTCGGCAGTTTGCCAATGTAAGTAATCCTGAAATTGAGATTAATGTTTTCTCAACCAAAGTAGATGGGGTAAAGACTGATACTCTTAGCACAGTATACGCTGAGGGCATGATCAAGGTCTCAGCATGGATTTATGATAAATCCATTGCTGTCAATCAAAATACCACACAAAGTGACTATCTGCTTGATATTCTGAACCAATTTCACGGCCAGATTGAAAACCCTACGGTTGGTCCTATCAAGTATGCCGCTGGTCGGACTATGCCGGAATGGATTCAATTCAAGCTCTCTGGTACGCCATCGGATAATACCATCAAGCTTTGGTTTTCTGCCGTAGCTATGGAGCGTGACTACGATGAGTATGAAATCACTATCGTGCCACCAGTAGCTAATGTTGATACATTTTTCTTACCCATTGCTGATATTCGTTCAGCTTTGGCATTGACCAGTCCAAGTGATCTGATTGAGAAAGTCCAACTCAAGCGCAATAAGCAACCAGAGACTGTACTAAAAGCTGAGGTTGTGCAATACATGCACCCAAATGATCCTTCAATTAAGATCGATACTACCTGGTATGCTTTAGTGTATGGTCCTGCAGGCAACAACTCGGAGTCTATCAAGCAAGCCATGATTGATTTTATCTTGGCTAACTCTAAAGAGCCTGAGACAGCTTGGAAACTCATTTTTCCTTATCTCTTTAAGCTCACCCGAATGTTTATTTTTCCTCAATGGGAAAGTATGGCGCTGCCTAACCGCGTCACACAAGTGGGTATTTACTCACCAATTGTGAGTGTACAAAGTGCACTGCAAAAAACCAAATTAGCACTTAACCATTTAGACACAACTTTCATTGATACCAACGTTCAAGTAACACATCATAAGTGGCGCTCTATTGCATTGGTTGCTTGTGGTAGCAGCGATAACGTACAAAACAAGTTTAAGCTGACAGACTATATCGGAGACTATATTGCTGAGTCTGCTACCTCGCTTGACTTTAACAGAATGAGTGAGCCATCAAAAGCTTGGACTGTAGCTATTGAGGAAATGCTTATTTTGGCTGAAAACATGGCTGCAGTAGATAGCTTGCCTATCCACATCAGACGCACCGTTGTGGGCGATACTACTTATATTGGCAGGACGCTGAACAAAGTTGAGTATTTGGTTGCCATTAAGAGAGATGTTTAAAACATTATGTATACAGCTAAAATTGGCGACAGCGGTATCTATACACTCAAAGAGCCCTTTCAGGCTTTAGTGACTCCCCAGGCTGTGTATACGTGTCGCTCTATTCGCACTATCAACGACATTATAGCCAGTGGAGAGCTTGTATTTGAGAAGTACTACCAACCACTAGGTGTGGTTGACTCTCAATATAAACAAGACGTGCAAAACAATATTTGTATCATTGGTTTGCAAGCAGGCACGGGTGAGTGGATTTACGTACCAGAGAGCTTTATCTTAAGCCCACCCATTACTAACGGTGTAAAATATTCTTCTATTGTGCTCGGAGTTGGACTAGGTGCTATTGCTGATGAGCTCAATATTGAAGGCTTGGTTGAAAAGATAAAAGGTATTGTCACAGATACTTTAGGTATTGAACCTAATATCAAAGCGGTATTAGTATCACAACCTGCTTATATCGATCAAGACAAACACCTGCGACTAGAAGAAGCACGCAAAGCAAAGATTAAGGTCACTGAGACTGACTACGCTAAAGCTAAACGTCTAGAAGTAGAAAACGAGCAAAAAACTCTAAAGATCAAAGAGTTAGAGAAATGGATTAGACGTAGAATCTAAAAGGCATAATACTCCCCTACTCCTGAGGCTAGGAGTAGGGGAGCTATGCTCTCTTAATTTGTTTTATCAATACCCAGCTCTAAAAAGTAACCCTTAGAGTGATAATACGTTCTATATGGCAAATTAGCTTTATCCATAGTAACAATATCTTTTTTATCAATACTCAAAGCTTGTCTATGATACCAATAAGCATCATGCACATTTACAGCCCATTGAGAGTCTTCATATGCTTTCCAGTAATTAGCAACTCTGCCATTGGCTGTAATCAAAGAATGCTTAGGCTCTTGGTAGGAAATAAACATACCAGGGTAATTGTTGTGTCGGATGAAATGCTTTTGTTCATACATTAAAGGCGTATCAACAATCACAATAAAAGACTGAGCATGCGTCAAGTATTTCAAGAAATGAGCATCTGAGAAAAACTCTGGCGTATTGATTGCCTCGGGTGACTTGTCTTTTACAGTCAGACCTAATGATGAAAAGTCAAGATAGTTGCTTGCTTCGTAGTAACGCTCTAATAGCGGTACAGTAGCAAAATCAATCATCCAGGTATGCTCGCTGTACTGACGCATCTGACCACTCATAGGGGTATATAGATAACCACCAATGACTGCAAACACAGTTTTATTGGTGGTATCTAAAGCTGAGAGATCAAAATATGCTCGTAAGCTAAGAGAGTCAGCATTATCTAGTTTATACACCATGGAAGGTGTGATAGGAATGTGTTTGATTTTACCGATATCTTGAAAGCTTAGAATACCCAAATGGTTTTGTCTGGATTTTAAAAGTGTTTTACCACCACCTAAGAGATAAACATATTGTCCATCGGTATCAGTCATATGGTAAAAACCATTCACAGATACCATGCAGTAGTCATAAAATTTTTGCATATCCGTATTCTTACGGATCATTCTGATTTCAGTTTTATCTTGCGGGTGAACAATAGAGCTTGGATGAGAGTAAGGCGCTGACACATCCATTTTATACCCTGCTCTAAAAGCATCTTCATAACGCGTGGTAGTACGTGTAAATACGGGCACGCTAGCTACTGTCTCTAATGTATTGTTAGACAACTGAGCAAGCATCTGCTCAACAGTCTGAGTTGAGTTTAAATACTCAGCATAAAAAATCTTGGCATCTACATGAATAGGATTATTTAAAAACGCAGCATCTAATGAAAAGTATACTTTCCTATACAGCTGAAACAACTGATTCATAGGCAGAGCCTTTACTGTAGCAACATCGAGTTGTTGCCAAGGCTGACTAACTTGCGTGGGCGCGCCATAGGCGGCAACAAGGGTGTACATATAAAAGTCTCTTTGTAAAACGTGAGGAAAAATAGGCTTGGGAAATACTATAGCTTTACCAGTAGAATAATGCGTTTTGTCTTCAAATTTAATGAAGCACACTTTTGTTTTATCTATTGATAGAAGATTCAAAAGATTTAATTGTCTTTCTTACCTTGGCTTTAGGAGTTAGGCCTCAAATGAGTGACCCACAATTTGACTACGCACTAGACCCTACGGGCTCTCTTGCGGCTAATAAGATCGTGCAGGAATCGCATACGATCACTGCTATTAATGACAGGAATTATAATTTTATCATTCCTAAGTTTGCCCCGTTTTTTCTAGACAGTATCCGGGTATTCATTGCTGAGGGCAATAACTTATTGCCATTGGCTAAAGATACAGGCTGGTATCCTGCGCTGCAGTTTACTGGTGCTAGTTTGGCTATTGGTACACCAGTGTATGGCGCTATCTCCTTAGTTGATCTTAACTTTGGTGGTAACATCGTTATTGAATACCAAACACTAGGCGGGCAATACACTCTTGCGCAAGATAAGTTGACTGAGCTCATGGCCAACATTATCTATAACCCAAGAGGCAGCACTTGGGAGGAAATTACTGGTTTACCTGGTATGTTTCCACCTATTGATCATCCCTGGGATTTCTCAGACATGGTGGGGATGACAGAGATCAAGGAAAGCTTAAATCAGATTGAAGCCGCCATTATTGGAAAAACCGGTACTGACATTACTGCACACATTCAGAACTTGCTCAACCCGCACCAGGTATCTAAAAACCAGCTGGGTTTGAATTTGGTGGAGAACTTTCCGCCTTCTACAATTTTGCAGGCATTGACTGGGCAAAACAACTCATCGGTGCTCACACCTTTGGTGCTGCGTGCTGTATTGAGTGAGTTAGGTTTGATCGAATTATCAGCACTGATTGCTGAAATGCGCACTCACATTAACAATAAGATAAACCCACACAATGTCACTAAAGACCAAGTGGGTTTGAGTGAGTTAGAAAACCTATCAGTTGCTACAGCTACTGATATCTTAGCTCGTCGTAGAGTACGCAAATACGTGACACTCGATCAGATGATGGATTACTTGTCTCTGTATGGTTGCAAACCAGTTGAGAACGCAGATATTTCATTTCCGCCTAAGGATGCTCTGCTCTCTGCATATTGCGCTAACTTAAACCGAATGGGTGTTTATGCAGACGGCTTGGGTGGCTCTTATGAAAAGATCATTGAACTCAATTCCAGAGATTGTGGTTATGTTCCAGCTTCACCAACACAGTTTCCACAGCAAGGCACTATTTTATCTAAGTACTGTATTGGAGTAGATCAGTTTGCTATTCACGCTGATGGCATGGGCGGTACACTGCAACGCATCTTTAGAATGAATTCACCAGACTGCGGCTATACTGGTCCTGGTACACCCGGCACGTATCCTGCAGCAGGAACTATTTTAAGTACACGCTGTGAAGGTAAAACACTGGTTAAAGTAGTGGCTAACGGCAGTGGTGGTAGTACAGAGCAAAGGGAAGAGAACTCTAACCAATGTTCAACACCTTCTCCTACCAATCCACCAGCAGATACTCTGTTGTCTACATATTGTCAAGGCTTTGATTTGCGTGGTCGTTACGCAGATGGGGCAGGCGGTCAGTATACGGCTATTGTGACTCGTAACTCTACAGAGTGCGGTTATGTGGCACCTACTCCTCCACCTAATAACCCCCCACCAACGAATCCACCACCTAATAACCCCCCACCAACGAATCCATCACCTAATAACCCACCACCTAATACAAGTAATCCAACGATTAGTATCAGCCTGAATACAGGCAGTATTGGTGTGGGTCAACGTGCTAGCTTAACAGCTAACATTGGTAGTTTAACGACTGGGAAATCTTACACTGTGGTGTTTTATCGCACAAACAGTGTGGGTAGTTGGGAGCAATACTACAACAGCACTAGCTTTACAGCCAATAGCTCATCATCATCAATGTCATTTAACGTTGATAACAATGGTGACGTTGTAAGTGGATCGTATAAGTTCAAAGCAAGCATTGAGGAGTCTGGCAAGAGTAAGATTGAATCTAATCAAGCCACACTTAACTACACAGCTAATAAAACTATTTCGTTGACACTAGATGGCTCATCCTCTCAATTGACCCGTTATGTTGGCAATAACGTAGTAGTTCGCTATGAGTTCAGAGATTTCCCAATCACGGGCTCTGCAGCTGAAACACAACAAATATATTACTATCTGGAAATTCGTGGTGCGGACAACCGTAATGCTGGTGAGAATCAGTTCAGCACAACCACCAACTCAGTAGGTGCAGCTACTCAGGAATTTACAAGCACGCTGCTTGCAAATGCTGAAATCACTGGAAACGTGTCTTACCGTATTGTGGCTACTTGGAAAGAGTTCGGTGGTGGTATGAGGACCACTTACTCCAACTACGTTAACGTCACATGGGTAAAAACAGCTACTCCTCCACCTAATAATCCTCCACCAGCAGGTGCCACTTATCAAGTGCATGACGCAGGTGAAATTAAAAACTGGTGGATGACTGCACACGTTGCATCACGAAATGGTTTAAGATTTAACATTAATGGTAACATCTCATCACCATGGGGTGATAAGAACCAACTGCGTTACTTCACGATTCGCTACAACAGCACAGGCTCTAAAGTAGTGTGGTCTAATAATGCTGCTGGTTTGACCACACCAATTGGTAGCATGGATGTATATTTGAGTTCATACTACGACACAGTAAGCCGAAGCGTTGGTGGTACAGATGGCATGCGTAACTTCGGGCATAAGTTTGGTTTTGCTGCGCTGACTAAAGCAGGTATTGTCACTGCTTCCAATGACACTATTACACTCAACAGCGTGGTTATTAACCAAGATGGATCATTTAGTGCTGATATCACTATCACTAGTAATGATAGTGGTGGGGGCGGTTAAAATATAAAAAGATAATAATCCACTGATGCTGTGATATGCATCAGTGGATTATGTCTGCTATAAAAACTTTATCATGAATTTTGTATTATTAAAAGAGTCTTATGGCTACATTTAAACCAACACTAAAGCTAGACCTGACAGGCGTGGCTGGAGATAATAAAATTATCTCTGAAGAGCACGAGCTCTACACTGCGCCTAAACGGTTGGTCGTATTGAAGTACGGCAGTTTCTTTAAAACAGGACTGGCTATTGTCAGCGCCAGCACCAATGCTGATTTAACAGAAGATCAATATCTGCTAATGGAGTTGCATCAAGATGCAACGCTTAAAACCGGTAAAGATGTTTTTAACGTTATTGTTATTACAGATGAAACTCTAACTGGTAGCGTCTTGGTGTCATATCAGGCGTTGGGTGGCCCTTATTGCCAACACAATGAACAACTTATCGCTTGGTATAATGAGCACGCCTCACAGACTACCAGTGTAGATTGGAAAGACATTACTGATAAACCCAGTCAATATAAACCAAGTCATCATAAACAGCACTCGCGTGATTTGTTTGGTGCTGAGCACATTGTTAAAGAGCTCAAGCGTTTAGAGGTAAGCATCACTGACAGCACTGACAGTGTGTATGAGAGCTTTTTAGAGCGCACTAAAAACGCATTGATAGCTGCTGAGATAAAAGCGCAGCAAATTACCACTGAGCAAATCGTCTCTCGCTATAATGGTTTGTTTGTGATTGCTGGTAAAAACACTGTTGGACTAGGTAATTTAGAGAACTATGATGTCATGGATAGAGCTACTGCTATGGCGGTAGCCAATCCTTCATTTGATCCAGTCCGTATTACCAAAGAAAAGTATGTAACGCTTGATTCTCTGGATGCATTTTCAGAAGTCATTAGTAAACGCATTGTTAAAGCCTCAGAGACCAACATTGGAGTGAGAGAGCCTAGGTATAAAGACCCAACCAGAGCTACTTTGTTGTCATCTTTAAATGGTGAGATTTTTCTTTTTAAGGAAAAACAAAAAGTGGTTGAATTGGGTGAGGATTATGACGTAGGGTCATACCCACCAGATACCTTAGATAATGAAGAAGTTGCCATTGCCAGGATATCAGCTAGCAATACCAACCATGGTGGTGTTTGGATGGCTTTTAACTTAAGCAACTTTAACACTTATGTGGGACATCTCTTTAACGATGTTTGCTCTACAAAACTGGTTTGGAATAAGATTATCTTTGCTGATGAATTGACAGAGTTTAACAACTTAGTTGAAGAGCATATCAAGGATAATAAAAATCCACACAACGTCACTAAGAAACAAGTCAAGCTAGAAAAAGTAGAAAACCTACCTGTTATCACACCAGATGAAATTGTCAACGACAAAGGGGTGTATAAGTACGTTACGTTAGATACACTCATGTACTACATGAAAAAGTATTTAACTGGTGCTAAACCACCATTGGGCCCAGATGATAAGCCTGATCCTAATCACAGGACCATGGATGAAGATGCTATTATTTTTACTCAATGTAAGAAATGCTTGACTGACCCTAATCATCCTTCTGCAGGCCAGTTGGTTCGCACTTGGTGTGAGGGCAGTGATCGCTTTGCCAGGTATACTGATGGTAAAGGTGGGTTTGAAGATAAAGTGCTAGAGCTCAACAGTGACGATTGCAAATACGTAGCTACTCCTCCAGCTGGAACTGTCTTAGCTATGAAGTGTGATGGTACAACCAAGAAATCTACCATTGCTGATGGTAAAGGTTTAAGTTATGAGGTAGTCACTGAGTTTAACTCGTATGAGTGTGGCTATAGAGAGCCTCAAGCTGCTGGTACTGTTGTTGCTGAGTATTGCCAGGGTATTGATAAGTATAGACGCTATGCTGACGGTGTAGGTGGTGTTTTTGACATGGTCTTTTCTTCTAAATCAGAAGAATGTGGCTATGTTCCCCCAATACCAGCAGGTACAGTGCTTGGCACGAGTTGTCAGGGCTTCAACAAGATGACAAGATATGCCGATGGTAATGGTGGAGAGAGAGTAGAGTTGACTGCAGCGAATTCGCCGGAGTGTGGCTACACGCCACCCCCGCCGCCACCGCCGCCGCCACCGCCGGTGACTCCCCCGCCGCCACCGCCGCCGCCATCGCCTACACCAACGTATCCACCTGGAACACCCCCGCCACCACCGCCGCCACCGCCGCC